AGCCTCCCGCGGCGTGCCCCCCAATCGCGACGCGGGATCTTTGCCCTGTGGTTCAAGCCTCCGCGGGGCTTTTTTATTCAGCCGGCCGCGCCCGCGATTTGTGGGCGCGGTTCGATCGACTGCCCGAGCGCGCGAAGGCGCGCGCGCGATGCCGCCTCGCCGCGCTCGACGCGGCGGCTGCGCTCGAGGCCGCGGGCATGACGCGCCGCGACGCCTTCGCGCATGCCGCCGCGGCAAACGGCTGCAGCGTGCGCAATCTCTGGCGCTGGCACGGCGCGGTCGCGGGCCACGATCGCGCCGACTGGCTGCCGCTGCTGGCTCCGGCGCACCGCGGGCGCGCGGCGACGGCCGAGGTCAGCGCCGAGGCGTGGGATTACTTCCGGTCCGACTACCTGCGGCCCGAGCAGCCATGCGCGCAGGCGTGCTATGCGCGGCTCAATAGCGCTGCGTCGCCGCGCGGCTGGACGGTGCCGGCGCTTAAGACGCTGATGCGCCGGCTCGAGCGCGAGGTGCCGCGCCCGGCGATCATCCTGGCGCGACAAGGCGCGGACGCGTTGAAGCGCGCGTATCCCGCGCAGCAGCGCGACCGCTCCGTGTTCCGCGCGCTCGAGGCGGTCAACGCCGACGGGCACAAGTTCGACGTATTCGTGCGCTGGCCGAGCGGTGAGATCGCGCGCCCGGTGGCGCTGGTGTGGCAAGACCTGCTGAGCGGCATGATCCTCTCGCACCGCGTCGACCGCACGGAAAACGCCGACCTGGTCCGGCTGGCTTTCGGCGACGTCGTGGAGGCATACGGCATCCCGGCGCACGCTTACCTCGATAATGGCCGCGGCTTCGCCTCGAAGTGGATGACCGGCCGCATGACGCACCGCTTCCGCTTCAAGGTGATGCCAGAGGAGCCGGCCGGCATCTTAACGACCCTGCTCGGTCCGGACGGAGTTCACTGGTGCACTCCGTATCAAGGCCAGGCGAAGCCGATCGAGCGTGCGTTCCGCGATCTGTGTGAGTACGTGTCGCGCCACCCGGCGCTCGCCGGCGCCTACACCGGCAACAAGCCGGACGCCAAGCCCGAGAACTACGGCAGCCGCGCGGTGCCGCTCGATGAGTTCCTCGCGCTCCTCACGCAAGAGATCGCCGCGCATAACGCCCGGGCCGGCCGCCGCGGCGGCGTGTGCCAGGGGCGCTCGTTCCACCAGGTGTTTGCGGAGTCGTACCAGAACGCACCGATCAAGAAGGCGACGGCCGAGCAGCGCCGGCTCTTCCTCCTCGCGGCCGAGGGCGTAAGCGGCTCACGCGTCGACGGCTCCGTACACCTCGGCGACAACCGCTACTGGTCGGAGCCGCTCGCGCAGTACGCGGGCAAGCCGCTCGTGGTGCGATTTGACCCGCAGCAGTTGCATGGCGCCGTGTACTGCTACACGCCCGACGGCAGATATATCGGGAGCGCGCCGTGCGTGCAGGCCGCGGGGTTCAACGACACCCAGGCGGCGCGCGAGCACGCGCGCAGCCGCAAGCACTGGATGCGCGCGCAGCGCGACGCGCTCGCGGCCGAGCGACGCATGAGCGCGATCGAGGTGGCCGCGAAACTTCCCGCGACGCCGGCGCCGGCGGCGCCGCCGCAGAGCAAAGTGGTGCGCCCGGTGTTCGGGCGCAAGGCGCGGCACGATGCGGAGGTCGACGTCGATAACGCGCTCGCCCGCGCGATCGCGGGAATGAAGCCGGATTGCTTATGACGCTCGCCGAGATTCGCGCGGATCTGCGCACCCGGATTGCCGGATGGATGCATGCATTTGCTTACAGGCTCGATCCGAAGAGCGTGCAAACGGCGATCAAGATGGCGCGCAAAATCTATCGCGAAGAATTCCGCGATCGGATCAACCAACAGAAGCTGGCTTCGTACCACCGCAACCGCGAAAAGAATTTGGCGTACCAACGGAGATACTGCGAGCGCAACCGCGCCATGCTGGCGCAGCGTGCGCGCGCCTACCGCGCCAGAAAGAAGGCCGAGCGGGAGGGGCTGCTATGAAATCGCCGACGGAAATCCTGGTACGCGCCGCCGAGATCCTGGAGCGCGAGGCTGCCGCGCTCGGGGACAAATACGCGTTCCGCGGCAGATGGATATTCGTCGGCGATGAGCAAGCGAAACGCAACCACGACGAAATGCGCGAATCGGCGCGCGGGTTGCGGGAATTGGCGCAGGACCTGGTTGATACGTCACGAAACCGGGATTGTCTTTAAGAGCCTCGCGGCGCCCGCCCAGGCGCCGCGAGGGTACTGCAACAGCGACCCGAAGGTCGCCCAACTGCGGAGTAAATACTGACATGAATGCCCAACTGAAACCAGTGGTGGACCAAGTAGACGCAGCAACCGACGATCTGATCACCCGCGTGCGCGCGAACCTGGAGGCGATCATCGCCAGCGGGGAATCCCGCGCCACGATCGCACGCGAGGCCGGCGTGTCGGGGAGCCGGCTCGGCCAGTTCCTCGCCGGCGACTACACCGGCGACATCGCCGGCACCGCCGCCACGCTCGATACGTGGTTGAAGAGCCGGCTCGCGCGCGAGCACGCGCGGCTGCCGAACGCGCCGGCGTTCTTCGAGACGCCGACGACGGCCCGCATCAGCACCGCGCTCGCCTACGCGCAGCTCGCGGGCGACCTCGCCGCGATCTACGGCGCCGCCGGCGTCGGCAAGACCGTCACCATCGAGCACTACGCCGAGACGAATCCTAATGTGTGGGTGGCCGTGATGTCCTCCGCCACGTCGTCCGTCGTCACCGCGCTCGAGGAAGTCTGCGCCGCGGTGGGCTTGCGCGAAATGCCGGGCGGCGGCGGCGCCGGCATGCAGCGCTCGCTGATCCGCCGGCTTCGCGGCACGCACGGCCTGCTCGTGGTCGACGAGGCGCAGCACCTCTCCGTCGCCGCGCTCGAGGCGCTGCGCCACCTGCACGACAAGGCCGGCGTCGGCCTGGTGCTCGCCGGCAACGAGACGGTGTACGCGCGCCTCACCGGCGGCAACCGCCAGGCGACGTTCGCGCAACTGTTCAGCCGCATCGGCAAGCGCGTGCGGCTCGCGCGGCCCACGGACGACGACGTGCGCGCGCTGCTCGGCGCCTGGTCGGTCTCGGGGCGCGAGGAGCGCGACGTCGCGACGCGCATCGCCGCGACGCCCGGCGGCCTGCGCGGGCTTACCAAGACCCTTCGCCTCGGCTCGATGCTCGCGGGACGGCGCGGCGTGACGGCCAAGGAGATGCGCGCCGCGTGGCGCGACCTCGGGGGCGAAGCGTGAAGCTCTCGCCATTTCAGCAGGTGCTCCTCGCCGACCTGGTGCCCGGCCGCTGGTACGACGCGTACCAGAACCAGGGCACCGGCGGCGCGGCGCTGCCGGAGTGGTTCCACCGCCAGCAGACGCAACCGATGCAGACGCTGCGGCCGATGAATCAGGCCGGAGCGCTGGAAATGCGCCGCGTCGGCGAGTGTTTGCTCCCGCAAGTGCGCCGCCCAACAACGACAGCAGGAGGAAACCATGCTCCCACTGACAAACCTTGAAATCCTAAACATGGACGCGCAGTCGAGCTACATCCTGCGTTCGCTCGCCGACGCCACGCGCTGCGCCACGCGCCTTGTGCGCGAGGGGTACACCATCATCTCCGTGCACCTGGGCAACCGCCGCCCGCGCATCGTCATCGAGCGCTCGGCGCGTTGCGCGCGCCTCCACGGCGCGATGGCGGTGCGCATTCACGACGCGGGCGGGCGCAAGCAGATCTACACCGCCGATCTGGAGGATTGCCAAATCCAGTGGACCGAGGAGGGGGCGGCATGAGCACGCTACCGAACACCGTCATTCGATGGGTGACACGCGGCACCATCCGCTGCGCCGGCCTGGCCGCGGACCTTGCCCGCATGAGGCGCGAAACGAAATGAGCGCGATCACGCCCGCCGCCGTGCTCCAAGCCCTCTCACGCCACATCGGCCGCGCGAACGGCGTGCGCGCCGATCGCCTGGTCGCGGAAATCACGGGGGACTCGGATGCAGACACGGTCGGCGAGCGCAGGCTGCGCGAGGCGATCGTGCAGCTGCGCAACGACGGGCACCACGTCTGCGGCCACCCCGGCGACGGCTACTACATGGCTGCGACGCCCGAGGAGCTCGACGCGACCTGCCTGTTTCTCTACGAGCGCGCGATGACCGCGCTCGTGCAGATCGCCCGCATGAAGCGCGTGAGCGCGCCGGACCTGCGCGGCCAGATGCATCTGCCCACCTAGGAGCGCGCTATGGTTTTGCTGCACATCGAAAACAAACGCGCCCAGGCGCTGCGCTTCGTGCTGCACACCGCCACGGCGCGCACGGACGTGGAGCGCGAGGCGCTGCGCGAGGCGCTCGATGCGCTGGAGCGCGAAATGCAATCCAGCCTCTACCAACGCTGGCTGCTGGAGACCACCCGCCGCCGGGTGTCGACCACGTTGACGCCGGCACGCCGACCAGCCCGCAAACCCAGGAGGAAACGCAAATGAGCGCTGTCGCAAACCCCCACGACAACCCGTGGACGGACGTGGGCGTGCACCTTCCTGAGCCGCTGCTCGACGTGCTGATTGTCTATAAGTTCGAAGGCGAACCGACCGTCGATATGGCGTTTCGCCGGGCGAGCGGCGAGTGGTTCCTCACCGGCTCCGAGCCGCTCATCCGCGTGAGCCCGACCCACTTTATGCATCTGCCCGAGCCGCCGACGCAGGAGAACCTTCCATGAGCAACCTGAAAGAAATCGAGCAACGGACCCGCGAGTATTCCGAAGCGCGCGCGCACTTAAGCGCGGTTCTGGCCGACTACGAGGACGTCGCGCGCGCGCTCAAGCGCCGTTACCTCACCTCGATCCGCCGCGCCGCCGCGCGCGCGGCCGACGAAAAAGCGCAGCTCAAGGTGCTAATCGAGGACAGCGCACCGCTGTTCGAGCGGCCTAAAACCCGGCTGTTGCACGGCATTAAAGTCGGTTTTCGCAAGAGCAAGGGGGAGCTGTCCTGGGCCAGCGCCGAGCGGGTGGTCGAGCGTATTCGGGCGTTGTTTCCCAAACAGGCCGACACGCTGATCAAGGTCACACACGCGCCGGTGAAATCCGCGCTGCAGCTCCTGCCGGCGGGGGAATTAAAGCGCCTGGGCATCACGGTCATCGATACGGGAGACCAGGTGTTCATCCAGGCCGCCGACGGCGAGATCGAAAAACTCGTCGACGCGCTGCTCAAAGACAGCGAGGAGGAGTAAGCAGGTGTCTAGTCCGCTCAGATTCCGGTTCGAGCCGCATAGATGCCACCAGGTCTGGACGACGCGGGAGATTCGCCAGCTACGCGCGATGCGCAAGGCCGGCGAAGGGTTCGATGAGATCGGACACGCCCTCGGACGCACTCCGGAAGCCTGCCGAGGAGCGGCGTCTCATCTCGGCATCCATCCAAATAAGGCGCCTGCGGCCCGGCGGCGCAGAGACGGTTACATTCCGTGCCTGAAGTGCCGCAATCCTTTTGCGTCCGAGGGACCCCACAATCGTATCTTCCGTGCGTGCCGAAAACTAAACTCGACGGTCTTTGACAACACGGTGACGCTTCGATGAACCCCGTTCGGGCGTTTTTGTGCGTCTTTCTACTATTCGGGCTGATGGTCGGTTTCCTGTTTTGGTGGGCGGCGGGGCTGGCACAGGCGCCGCAAGCATCGTGCCCACAGCCAATTATTGAAAAAACCACGCAGGACCCATGACCAGTCATATGACGCCGGCGCAGATGCAGCACCGCTTTCGATTATGGGTCAGGGTCCTGGTGGCCGCGCTATTTTTTGTGGCCCTCGGGCAAGCGAACCACATTCGCGAATTGCGGGCCGAGCGCGACGTGTTTCGCCTGGCGGCGCACGCGTCGCTGGCGATCGCGGAAAAATACGACGCACTGCTTGGCGGGCAGATTCGCCTGCAGCAATACACCGAGGCGCGCCTGGCGCTGCTCGCGCGCGAGGACCTGATCAACAAACTGGCCCGATATATCGCAAGCGTCACCGAGGCCAGACGGATTAGATCGGCGTCGGTGTCGCGCTCGTATCGAACCGCCCGCGCAATCGTTGTGTCTGCGCATCGCTACGGGCTCGACTACGTCTGGCTCACCGCCCAGATGGAGCAGGAGAGCTTGTTCGACGTCTACGCGGTCAGCCACAAGGGCGCCAAGGGGTTGATGCAGTTGATGCCGCGGACCGCAGAGCTTCTGGGGGTCCCGCCGGCACGGATTTTTCACATCGAGACCAACGTCGACGCGGGCGCGCGCTACCTCGCGCGCCACGTTCGAGATTACGGGGACCTGCGCCGCGCCCTCATACGGTATGTCGGCGGCGACGCCCAGTACGCCGCCGACATTCAGGCAAGGGCCGCGCGAATCGCGGGGCTATAGGTAGCAACACTAAAACAGGAGGCCGACATGAGGGTACTGCGCATATTTCTGGTTTCGTCTTCATTGGTGTGGCTCGCGGCCTGCGCGAGCCTTGGCGGTTCCGCGCAAGAGCCCCGCCGGCTGACGTGGGTGAAGATCGTCCAGGTGACAAATGACGACTCCACGTACTGCCGCGAGCGCGGCGTGACGACGTTCGACGACCTGGACACGGGCGAGCGCTTCAAGCTGTGCGGGCGCTGGGGCAACGCGGGCGACAAATTCACCATCGATCGCGGGCGCTACGAGCGGGACCGAAGGTAGGACGTACGCGCATGAACCTCAACACGAACGACAGCCGCCGGCGCGAGCTCGCGAAGATCCACATCGGCGCGAAAGAGATCGGGCTGGACGACGACGCCTACCGCGCGATGCTCTGGACCGTCGCGCGCGTGCGCTCGGCCGCGGATCTCGACCAGGCCGGACGCCGGCGCGTGCTCGATCATTTAAAGGCCCTGGCGGCGATTAAAAAGGCGGCCTTGAAAAAGGGAGCGCAAATAGCTCAGACGCGCACCGAACGATCGTTCGGTCGCCCGCATAACGCCGACAGCGATGAGCGCGGACCGCAGATCAGAAAAATCGAGGCATTGCTTGCCGCCGCCGACCGTCCGTGGGGATACGCCGACAGCATGGCGGCGCGCATGTATAAGGTCAGCCGCGTCGCGTTTTGCAACCCGAAGCAACTCCAGGGCGTGATCGCCGCGCTCGTGTACGACGCCAAGCGCCACGGGCGGCGCGCATGACGCACGTGTCGAGGCTAACCATGCAGGCGATTCGGCGCGCCAGGCGGGCGATGCTCCACGCGGCCGGGCTCCTGGAGCGCGAAGCCGAGGCCCTCAGATTGAGCCATACGGTGCGCGGTCGCTGGTCGTGCTTCCGCACCGACCGCTCGACTAAACGCGATCACGACGACATGCTCGCGACCGCGCGGCAATTACGAACTATGGCTGGAGAGCCCTGATGGCAAAGATCCGCTGCCGCGCGGCGCCACCCGGGAGGAAAAGATGACCGCCAACCTCAAAGTCAACTACGTCCGTCGCCAGCGCCCCGCCGGCAACCATACCTGCCACTGGCCGGGCTGCGACGTCCCGGTCCCGCCGGCGATGTGGGGATGCAAACCGCACTGGTTCGCGCTGCCGCTCGACCTGCGCATGCAGCTCTGGCGCTCCTACCGGCCCGGCCAGGAAATCACCAAAGACCCGTCGCCGGCGTACATCGAGGCGGCGCTGGAGGTGCAGCAGTGGATTCAGGACTACCAACGGAAACACGCGTGAGCGACACCGAGATGGACAAATACTCCGCAGCAAACATCGCCGTCGGCGACGTCTACACCGCAGAACAGAGCGGGCGCCACGTACACCGGCGCGTCATAATGATCTTCCAGGGCACCGTCGTTTATTCCCGCGGCGGCCACCGCACGCTCTACTGCGGACTCACATCGTTTCGCCGCTGGCTGGTATCCTGGGACGCAAAGCGGTGCTATCGCGAGACGCGCGGCGCTGGTTTGTACGGCACGATCGTCGACTGGCTCATCGATGCCGCGGCGCGCACGCCGTACGTGCATCTGTCGGGCTACATGGAACGTTGGTGGTTGTGGCGTATTGGGGGAAAAAACAAAGACGGACACGGCAAGAAAAAGCATCCGATTCTGGCCGCGCGCATCCACCACATCCTGCGCTCGGACAGCGACCGCGAGTACCACGATCACCCGTGGCCGTACGCGACGGTCATCCTGCGAGGTGGCTATACCGAAGTCACCCCGGTCTACGACCACTCCGGAATCTACACCGGAGCGCGGCGCAAATCGTACGGCCCCGGCTCCGTGCTCATGCGACGCGCCGCGCACCAGCACCGTTTGGAGTTGCCGGCAGGCGAGACGGCCTGGACGCTAGTCATCACCGGCCCAAAGGTTCAGGAGTGGG